GCGCCGCGAAGACTACGGCCCAGCGCTGCCAAAAAAGATCGTTGTTCTAACCGCCGGCGTCGACGTCCAGAACGACCGGCTTGAGTGCGAGGTTGTCGGTTGGGGGCCTGGTGAGGAAAGCTGGTCCGTTGAATACAAAGTTTTCCCCGGAAACGTCGCGGAGGCTGAAGTCTGGCAGCAGCTCGATGAGTTCCTTTTGCGCACGTGGAAGGCGGAAGACGGCTACTCCATGTCAATCGCATGCACCGCCATCGACTTCGGTAACGGTAATCATTCGAAATACATCTGCGATTTCTGCCGCCCAAGGGCTGCCCGCCGGGTTTACGCCGTTAAAGGCCGCGGCGGTCCTGGCATTCACCTCGTTTCGACCCCGAAGCCGAACAAAAAATACAAGGTGATGCATTACATCATCGGCGCCGACACGGCCAAGGGTATCATTTACGGTCGATTGAAGATTGAGAAGCCAGGGCCCGGCTACATGCACTTCCCTAAGCGCAAGGAATATGAGTCGGAATACTTCAAGCAGCTCACCTCAGAGCAACCTGACTACAAAGTCCGCGGCGGGCACTACGTGCTTGTCTGGCTGCAGAAGTACACGCGGAACGAGGCGCTCGACTGCCGGAACTACGCGCTTGGGGCGCTGGCCATTCTCAATCCTGATTTTACTGTGCTAACAAAACGGCTTGAGCGCACACGGAGGGTTTATAACTTGAAGGCAGCAACGAAACCGACCGAGCAAACAGAAAAAGCGCCGGAAGTTAGCACAGTTCAGACGGAAAAACCGGCTGAGACGGAGCAAAAACAAGAGGCGCAACCGCGCAAGATCGTGCGGAGGTCGAGACGGCCCGGTGGATTCGTAAACGCCTGGAAAAAATATTGACCTATGGTCGCTCTATACCTCAAGCCAACATCGACCGGTGAGTTGAGTTTCACCTATCCAGCTCCGGATTGGGTCGATTCAGTGGTCATTCCCGCCGGAGATGATCAGACCTACACACTCCCCGCGGGCGTCGCGACGGCCAATTTCATGATTTTTAGCGCTGATGGGCCATTTTACGCGAAGCCCGGAACATCTTGCGCGATTCCGTCAGCAAGCTCGGTGGACGGCGCGAGCCCGTTCTTAAACCCGACCGCCTGGCAGAAGGGTAGCATGACAACAATCACTTTTAACTCGGTTTTGGCGCGAGTTGTAACCATCGCGTTCTACTCATGATCGGAATTTTCAGCAGCACGCCATCCGGCGGAATAAGTGGAACCGGGACCACTGGCAAACTTGTCAAATGGTCATCTGGCTCCCTTGTAGATTCACTTGTTTCAGAGAGTGGTTCAACGGTGACGGTGACGGGCGTACTGAGTGTCACTAGCAACATTGCAAGTGGCGGCGGGATTCAAGCTGGCGCTGGGAATGGGATTTATTGGTCGGGGCGTTCGGAACTCACTAGCCCATCTGACGGGGTTATCTCAATTCATAACTTCGCGAATACGGATTTTAACCGGCTACAGTTTGGTGGGACGACGAGCAGTTTTCCGGCGCTGAAGCGGTCAACAACCACGCTCAAATGTCGTCTGGCGGATGATTCCGCAGATGCCGGGTTTTTATGTGGCGCGCTCACGGCGAGCGGGAATGTGACCCTGTCGGCTGGATATGTTTTGCGGACGGTTGGCAACGCGTTAACGGCGGCGGGGACCACGCGCGCGGATGCGTTGCAGTTGGCGGCGGAGACTAACAACGTCACAACTGCGGCGGCTGGCACAGGTGTGATTTTGCCGGTCGGAGTCGTCGGCATGAAGATCACTCTCTACAACGGCGGCGCGAACGCAGTCCAGGTCTACGCTTCAGCGTCGGAAACGATTGACGGCGTGGCTGGTTCGACTGGAGTTCCTCTCACCAATGCGAAACGGGCTCAATTTGATTTTGTCGCGGCGAACACTTGGATCAGCGCCCAATTGGGTGTTGTTTCCGCCTAACCTTGAATTATGACTACAATTTTGAAATCGAAGGACGGTAAGACGGCTGAAATCACCGTTACCGTCACAATGGCCGCGGCACAAGCGCGCGATAAGGCTGACGAGACAAAGGGAATTCTCTTCGCCGCTCAAGATGAGCTGACGGTCGCCATCGCGGCTCATGTCGATAGCGGCGCAAAGCTCGATGAGGAGATTTCTACACTTCAGGCGCGCAAGGCGGCGCTGGCGGGTTTGAAGCCTGCTGTCACAACGGAAACTTGATTCGATATGAACGACAATGAGCAAGCTCTCGGCGCACTCAATGCGCTCGACGACGTCATGTCTCGCATTGCGCTCGTCTTCATTCCTGGAGGTCAAAACACTGTTGGCCTCTCGCGCGCGGACCAAACCAACATTCTCGGCTGCGTGGCGACCATTCGCCGAGCACTTCAACCGGCTCCACAACCGGCATGTCTACCAGCACCACCGAACCCGTCGAAGTAATCTCCGGGGACACACTGGAATGGACAAAGAGCCTCGCTGATTATCCGGCTGGGACCTGGACGCTCTCCTATTACCTACGGGCTACCTCAGGCACGAGCTACGCCGTCACCGCTGGGGATATAACCGCGAGCGGCACTGATTTTGCAGTCGTAATTCCCGCCAGCGAAACGACAGGATGGGCCGCCGGAACTTATCGGCTGTTCGGTTTCGTCACCTACTCGAGCAAGCGCCACAAAGTTTACGAAGGTGAGATCGTTGTCACGGCCAACCAGGCGACATCGAGCGGCGCGACGGATAGCAGGACGCACGCGCAAAAGATGCTGGCCTTGATTGAGGCAAACCTTGAGGGGACAGCGTCGAGGGAAGAGCAGAGTTATGCGATTGAAACGCCCGGGGGAACCCGGCGGCAGATTCAATTTTTCAGCCGCGAAGAGCTGATCAAACTTTATCAATTTTACAAGCGGCTGCGTGAAGATGAGATCGCCGCTGAGAATGTTGCGGCCGGGCGGGCCAGTGGAAGACGCGTTTTGACGCGGTTTGTATGAACATCCTCGACAGAATCGCGAACCGTTTTGGGTACCAGAAGCTCGCCGAGGCTCAGCAAAAGCCGGAACAGAAGCAGCAGAAGCGCAGCCTGTCGCGGAGCATGAGCGGAGGCTTCAAAGGTGGCGACACTGGCCGCCTGTTCGCCGACTGGTCAGTTGCGAACGTTTCCTTGAACGAGTTCATTCGCCGAGATCTTCTAAAGTGTCGCGTGCGCTCGCGGGACCTTTGCATCAACGACGACTACGGCAAGAAATTCATCGGTCTTTGCGAGCGAAATATTGTCGGACCGAACGGCATCGCTCTTTCGATGGATATCAAGGCTGAAGACGAGACTCGAGATCGGAAGGCCTGCGTCGAGGTCGAGGACCCATGGAAAGAATGGTGTGAAGACTGCACGGTCACCGGCGACATGACCTGGATAGACGTGCAAAATCTCATCGCGACAACAACACCTCAAGACGGTGAATATGTTGTGAGGATTGTCCGCGGATACCCGAACAAATTTGGATTTGCCCTGCAACTCATCCCAGCCGAGGCGCTCGATGAAGAGAAGTTCGACAATCTTCCGAATGGGCACACGATTCGAATGGGGGTTGAACGCGACCAGTGGAAGCGGAGGGTTGCCTACTGGATTCGCGTCAATGACCCGACCGATTTCTACTGGGGCGGCCAAACCTACTCAAGCACGCGCATCCCAGCGGAAGAGATCATCCACGATTTTGCAAGGATGGGCATCAACCAGGTGCGCGGCTTCCCATGGTTTCATGCGTCAATGGTCGGACTAAAGCACCTCGGAGCATACCAGGAGGCGGCGCTTGTGGCCGCGCGCGCGGGCGCCGGTAAGATGGGATTTTACAAACGCATGCCGGATGCCGCCGGAAACTACAGTGGCGACGGCGAGGACGCGGAAGGGAATATCTTGCAGGACATGGAGCCTGGCGCCCTCGAAGTTTTGCCGACCGGTTACGAGATGCAGTTCAATGATCCGGCTTACCCGCATTCCGACCATGGCCCATTTGTTCAAGCGGTCCTGATGGGCGTTTCGGCTGGCCTTGGAGTGTCCTATACTTCACTCAGTGGAAATCTGTCGGCTGTAAATTATTCTTCCATCCGGGCTGGCCTGCTCGATGAGCGCGACATGTGGATGGGGGCTCAAGGGTGGTATATTCGCCATCTTCACAAGCCAGTTTTCAGGCCGTGGCTTGAAATGCAGCTCCTGACCCGAACAATTCGCCGTCCAGAAGCGCAATTCGACTATCTCAACAAGCCTCGATGGAATGGGCGGCGCTGGGCCTGGGTTGATCCTGAAAAGGATGTAACTGCCACGATCATGGCTATCGAAAGCGGCCTTTTCACTCGGTCAAAAGCGCTCCGCGATTCCGGAGTCGGCGACCTGGAAGATGTGTTTCGGGAGTTGGAACACGAAGAAGAGCTTGCTGACAAAAAGAATCTCAATTTCAGCCGCCACACCGAAGCGGAACTTGCTGCCGCTGCCAATCCTCGAGGTAGATCTTCTCCGGAATAATTGTGCTAACCAAACGGTTTGCGATGCATTCGTAAACTCGCTTATTGGTTGGACGTGCCAAAAACGGCGGAAATTCCATCTCATGGGCAGCGATCATTCGATCTAAATCGAGCGGATGTGAAAGATGACCGGACGGTTGCACTGTCATGGTCCTCTGAGTTGCCTTGCGATCGGGAATTCGGTTGGGAAGTGCTGAGTCATGAGCGCGGCCATTGCGATTTGTCGCGGCTGAACTCCGGCGCGGCGCTTCTGGTCAATCACAATGAAAACGACCAGGTCGGCGTTGTGGAAAGCGCGGAAATTGGGCCGGACCGAATAGGCCGGGCCATTGTCCGCTTCGGAACATCTCAGCGAGCCGAGGAAATCTACCAGGATGTCAAAAGCGGCATCCGAAGGCTGGCGTCCGTGGGTTACAAAATTCGCGGCGGCAAACCTGATGGCGAGAAAGACGGCAAGCGGAAGTTCCTGATCACCGACTGGATTCCTGGAGAAATTTCCATCGTTCCAATTCCCGTCGACCCGAAAATCGGAGTCGGCAGAGCCCAAGATAACAACATGAAAAAAATCCAAATTCTGTTAGACCCGGACCCCGCAGGCGCGGGCGGCGGTGGGGGCGCTGCTACTCCCCCTCGTATCGTTGAGATCACGCCCGACCAGGCGCGCGCGCAAGAGAAGGCCCGCTGCAAGGACATTCTTACTATTGGCCACCTTCACAAGCGCAGCGAGGATGCGCAGAAGTTCATTGACGAAGGGAAGACCGCAGATCAATTCCGTTCCTTCGTGCTTGAATCCTACGGCGCCAAGCAAGTTGACATTGCCGATCCAGTCATCGGCATGTCGGACAAGGAAATTAAGCGCTACAGCCTCGTGCGCGCGCTCAACCTCTTGGCCTCGAAAAAGGCTCTCGACGGTCTGGAAAAGGAAGCTTCCGACGCGGTGGAAACTCTCACCCGGAAGCAACCTCAAGGTTTCTACGTCCCACACGACATCGCGACTCGCTCTTTCGGTCAGTCGAAGGGGTTAAGCACCGCTGAAGTTGTGGCGCTGATCGCCGGCATCCAGCAACGCGCGCTCAATGCAACCACGGCGACCGCCGGCGGTTTCACAGTTGGCACGAATTTGCTCGCCTCCAGCATGATCGAGCTGCTCCGCAACAACATGGTCACAGCCCAGCTTGGCGCTCGCCTCTTGAGTGGCCTCGTTGGAAATGTCGCCATCCCGAAACACACGGGCGGCGCTACCGCTTACTGGTTGCCTGAAAGCGGCACGGTCACAGCGAGCCAGCAGACCTTCGGTCAGCTCGGCCTTGTCCCGCATCGCCTCGCGGCTGCGACGGCTTACGATAAGCAACTGCTCATGCAGTCCAGCATCGATGTGGAAGGATTCGTCCGACAAGACCTTATGGCCGTGCTCGCGCTCGAAAAAGATCGCGCGGTTATCAACGGTCTTGGCAACGCGGGTGAGCCTCTCGGCATCCTGAACACGACCGGCGTCGGCTCAATCACCTACAGCGCGGCTCCGACTTGGGCCAAGGTTGTTGAAAACGAAACGACCCTCTTCGCAGCAAACGTTCCGCTTGTGAATGTTGCTTTCCTCACATCCGGGGCCACGCGCGGCAAGTGGAAATCGACCGTGAAGGTTTCTGGCGCCGCCGCCGGTTTCCTCTGCGAGCCGAACAATGTTGCCAACAATTATCCACTCATCGCGACGACTCAGATGCCGTCCGGAGACAAGACGATCTTTGGCAATTGGTCTGATTTGATCCTGGCCGACTGGGACGGGCTCGACGTGGTTGTGGACCCCTACAGCCTCAGCCTGAGCAATCAGGCGCGCATCGTCATCAACATGCACACGGACAACGGAGTCCGTCACCCGACGTCCTTCGTCGTGTCGACCGACAGCGCCGCGCAATAATCAATCGCGGGAAACTCGACCAAAGCACAGAGAGAAGCCTCATAAACTTTTTTAGGCCGGTGTGACTCCGGCTCCCGCAACCAAATATGAACATCAAAATCATTCGCGACACCTGGGCGAACGGAAACCCGCTCACCACAGGAAAGGAATACGAACTGGACGACAGCGACGGAAGGTTGCTTATCCAGCTTGGCCACGCCGTCGAGGCGAAGTCTGAACCGAAACAAGAGCCAAAGAAATCGGCTCCAAAGGAAGTCAAGTAAGCGCCCAGCGCCAAACCGTTAACAAAGGTAAAATATGCTCACATTTGACATCAAAAACAGCCTGACAACCTCGTCAGTAGCGACCCCAGCATCTCGCACGGCAACCTTGACCACTTCGGGCGTTGACCTGCGCGGCTACATCGGCCCAGTCCAAATCACGCAACACATCGGAGTTGTGTCCGGCACGTCCCCGACCTGGGACGGCACCATTGAGGACAGCGCTGACAACTCTTCGTTTGCGGCAGTCTCTGGGCTCGCGTTCACACAGGTGACGGCCTCGACAAACCTGCAAACGCTCAACGTCGATACCCGCTTGGTGCGCCGGTATATCCGATACGTCGGGACCATCGGGGGAAGCTCAACGCCGACGTTTAACAGTGCAGTCACGATGATTGGCCAGAAGGCGACTATCTAATGTCTCTTGCTACCAGGATCGCCGGAGATCGTTCCATATTCCTGGACGATCACGGCGAACCTGTGAGCTACACGCACGCGGCCGTAACGACGACAATCAGCGTTCTCTGGGATGAAAACTTCAGGGCAATCGACCCGGACACCGGAAACCCGGTTGAGTCATCCGGACCGGCGGCAACTGCTCGAACCGTGGACGTTCCAACTGTCGCCCAGCGAGATACGCTCGTGAAGGACAGCGCGACGTATTACATCATCGGAATTCACCCGGACGGGCAGGGTTATACCTCGCTCGTCCTGTCTAAAGACTAAATGTGGCCGACAGCATCAGGCAGCAAATCGTCAACGCGGTCA